GAAGAACTTTTTAATGAAATAATTAAAAAAATTTATTAAAATTTAAAAAATATTTTGTTTTTATTTAAAATAGTTGTAATTTCGGAGTATAAATAATTACCTATGAAAAATATATTTACACACTGGTCAACTGAGGATTTAGAAAGCCACGCTGACTACCTGATTAACAAATCAGAAACTTGCACTAGCGAAAGATTATACAAGGAATGTATCGCAGTAGATAAAGAACTTAGAAAAAGAGGAATTTGTTAATTATGAATACTTATAATTTAGATAATCCAGCATACCTTGAAGCAAAGGGACTGGCAAAAGTTTGGAAAGCATACGCTGACTACTGTAATGGCGAAGATATTATGGAAGTTGGTTTTAACGCTAACTCAGGTTATGTTTACATAGCATTAGAATATGGAATTAGTATAGGTTCTGCATTTGGTCAAGCAGTTGAATTTATTGTTACAGATCTTGAAACCGGAGAAGAATTTTTTGAAGAAACTTTATTTGATGCAGAAGCAAGATTAGAAGAAATTAATACAAGAAATTATGCCTAAACATACAGAATACGAACAAAGCATTAGAGATTTATACAATTCATTTTCAAATGAAGATCTAGAAAGAATATTGTTTTTAGCAATGGAAAGAGTTTTTGTTTTTAATCCAAATGATAATAATTGTTATGGCATTAAATGGATTAGTATGAATGGTAATAGAATACAAATTACATTAGAAGATAAAGAAGAATAGCAAGGCAATTTTGTATTTCATTTTATTTTAATTAGTTGTTTAAGTCTTGCTAAAACTGATATAGTTGGCTTTTAGTTGTATATCGGTTATAAGAGGTAAAATTTAAATGTTTGAACCACGCTGGTAATAACATTAGGTTTTACCTTTTTTTTTTATTTAATTTTGCAACATGGAAAAACAACAAAATGCAACACTAAAAAAAGCCGAGATGATAAAAGCGTTGGAAAAATCTTTAGGCATTGTTACAACTGCCTGTAAACAAGTAGGCATTGACAGGACAACACATTATAGATGGCTAAATAGTGATGAGAAATATAAAGAAGCAGTTGAAGATCTTAAAAATGTTACATTAGATTTTGCTGAAACACATTTACATAAAGCAATACAAGAGGGTAATACAACAGCAATTATTTTCTTATTAAAAACATTAGGGAAAAAGAGAGGTTATGTTGAAAGACAAGAAATTCAACATGATACAGATATAAGCAGCAAATTAATTGAATGGACTCCAGCCAAAGACAAACAATAAAAGAGTTTTGCAATAAGCAGTTTTATCAAGCATTAAATTCAGATAAGCGTTTAAGGATATTTCAAGGCGGTACAAGATCCGGTAAATCTTGGTCGCTTCAACAATATTGTTTGTATTTAATGGACACAGAAATTAAACCTTTAACAATTTCTATTGTCAGGAAAACCTTACCGGCTTTAAAAAGATCAGTCATTAGAGATTTTTTACATATTAGCAAAAATCTTGGTATGTATTGGAAAGGCGTACATAACCGCTCAGAAAATACTTTTGAATATAAAGGGCATACGCTTGAATTTTTTAGTGCTGATGATGCACAGAAAATAAGAGGTAGTGCCAGAGATATATTATGGCTCAATGAGGGGAATGAATTATTGTTTGAAGATTACAGACAGTTAGCAATGAGAACAAGAGGTCATATACTAATTGACTTTAACCCATCCGATCCAATACACTGGATATATGATTTGATGGAGCGTGATGATGCTGAGACATTTTTATCAACTTATAAGGATAATAAATTTTTACCGCCTGAGTTAATCAATGAAATTGAAAGAATAAAAGCAAAAGATCCTGACTATTGGCGTGTATATGGTGAGGGACAAAGAGCAGTATTTTCTTCAAGACAAATATTTTTAAATTGGCAATATATACCTAAGTCAGATTTTCCAGAGTTTGATGAAACAATTATAGGATTAGATTTTGGCTATACACATGATGAAGCGGCAATTGTTGAAGTCGGAAAAGTTGGTGATACTCTTTATGTTCATGAGTGGTTATATAAAAAAGGAATGACAAACAGAGATCTTGCTATATTTTTAAAAGAAAATAATTTAAACCGCTTATTGTGTTATTGTGATAGTGCTGAACCGAAATCAATAGAGGAGTTAAGACAAATGGAAGTTATGGCGAAAGGTGCAATCAAAGGGCAAGGAAGCATAACCGCTGGTATAAGTTTATTAAAAGAATTTGACATTGTGGCTTCAATAGAATCTAAAAACCTACAAAAAGAACAAATGAGTTATTTGTGGGAAGAATTAAAAGATGGTACAATTATTAACAAACCAGTAGATAGGGCAAATCATCTTATGGACGCCCTGAGATATTGTGTTTATTCAAAATACAAAAATAGGAATGACTTTTTCGTTGTATAATATAAGAATTTATTATTTTGTATTTTTACAAAAAAATTTACTCAATGGCTTCATGGTTCGATAGGTTCAGAAACTTAATAACTAAAAATTCTCAACAAACTGCAAAAGAATATAATCAAGCAATATATAATTGGCTGGGTGAAAGCATACTTTGGAATCCAGAAAATGATGATACTTATATAAATGAGGGTTATAGAAAAAATGCAACTATATTTTCAATAATAAATTTAATTACTAAAGCCGCTTCAACTATACCAATCCACGTTTACGAAAAAGTGAATGATAATGATTTAAAAAGGTATAAAGCAATGACAAGTGGCACTTTTGACTCAACTGTTTTATTTAAAGCACAAAGATTAAAAAAACACGCTTTATTAGAATTAGAGCATACTGAATTAGATAGTTTATTAGAAAGACCTAATCCGGCACAATCTTATGCAAGTTTTATTAGCGAGGTTGTTGCTTTCGGTAAACTTACAGGTAACAGATATATTTATGGTATCGGACCAGAAACAGGTGATAATCTTGGTAAGTTTAAAGAATTATATGTTATGCCAAGTCAGATTATGGAAATAGTTAGTGGCGGTATATTCGATCCAGTAAAAGGTTATAGAATTGAATACAATGGTACATACGAAATACCAGCAGAAGAAATGTGTCATATAAAAGATTTTAACCCATATTATGATGGGACTGGCTCACACTTATATGGTCAGTCGCCATTAAAAGCCGGTTTAAGATCTATGACAACTAATAACGAGGCAATAGAAACAGGTGTTAAGTATTTACAGAATCAAACAGCAAGAGGTGTATTAATGAGTGATGAGGGTGATTTGAACGAAGCACAAGCACAACAATTAAAAGATAAATTCAGACAAAATTTTCAAGGAAGCAATAATGCTGGAGATGTTATAATAACACCAAAGAAATTATCATGGGTAAATTTTGGCTTAAATGCCTCTGATTTATCTTTGATTGAACAATATAATGCAAGTATAAAAGATCTTTGTAATATATATTCTGTGCCATCTCAATTGTTAAATAATGACAAGTCAAGTACATATAACAATATGAAAGAAGCAAAAAAGGCATTATACCAAAATGCGGTAATACCTGAAATGCTTAAAATTAGAGATGAATTAAACAGATGGCTTGTTCCTAAATATGGCGAAAACTTATACATTGATTTTGATTTTTCTGTTATACCAGAATTACAAGAGGAAATGGATAAGGTTGTAGATCAAATGTCAAAGGCATGGTGGATTACGCCAAATGAAAAAAGACAAGCAATGAGTTTTGCTGAAGAAGAAAATGAAGCGTTAAATGATTTTTATGTGCCGGCAAACTTAATGCCAATGAATTATACTGATATTGAATTACCAGAACCTCAAGCACCGGCAAGAGATACAGAAGAAGATATTGCGAAAATGTTAGTTAAATATGAAATAGTAGGAATGGCTGACAATTTTACTACAAGAGAAGAAGCAGAAGCAAGAGCAAATGAATTAGGTGGTGAAGGTTCACACGAACACGAAGTTAATGGCAGAATAGTTTATATGCCTTTTAATACACACGAAGAATATTTAGAAGCAACAAAAAGTAAAAAAAAAGCAGAAACATATACTGACTACCCGCAAAGTGCATCTAATAACGCCAAAAGAATGATAGAGTGGAAAGAAAAACATGGTGATGAGGTTAAGGGTGGCACAAGCGTAGGTTGGCGCAGAGCATCGCAATTATCATCTCGTAGTGCAATTTCGAGAGATGTTGTTTCTCGCATGGCACAATTTAATAGACATAAAGAAAATGCAACTGTTGATCCTAAGTATAAAAATGAACCTTGGAAAGATAATGGGTATGTTGCTTGGAATTTATGGGGTGGCACGTCTGGTGTAAATTGGGCAATAAAGAAAATGGAGTCAATAAGAAACAATGACTAATGCTTTCAAAAAAAATTACAGATAAATGGCGTGATGAGTATGATAGACAACTCACTTTATCACAAAGACAATTAGCTAAGAAAGTACAGAAATATTACCAAGCCGAATATAACAAAGGCGTAAAAAACTTTGTTGAGACTGGTGATACTGGATATACTTCACTTTTTAAATATTCTTTTTTTGATAATATATACAAAGAATTATACAATACTGTTAGTATGAGGTTTGCCAAGTGGTATGCAAAAAACTTTTCAGATTATACAGAAAAAAGAGATATAACTGACTTTGAAAGAGAATGGGACAATGCATTTGATTACTATGCAAAAAAGGTTGCTGCAACTAATGTAGTATTAGTAAAAGGCACAGCACAAAAAACATTAATTAGAATTACACAAAGATTAATGAGAGATCCTGATTATTATACTAAGGGTGCTGAAGAAAGGGCAAGAATTTTGAGGAGTAAGTTCAAGGGGTATTCAAGAGTACAAGCATTAAGGTTTGTTAGAACTGAATCATTGAGAGCAGCGAGTTATGGTATTGAGCAAAGTGCTTATAAGGTTTATGCCGGTAGAAAACTAATGAAACAATGGGTTACATTTATAGATCAAAATACTCGTGATTGGCATAGTGCTGCTAATAATCAAGTAAAAGAATTTGAAGAAGATTTTGAAGTTGGTGGCGAATATATGCGAAGACCTGGAGAGGGTAGCGGCTTTAATGTAATAAATTGTAGATGCTCGATGATACCATTTCCACAAGATATTGAAAGCACAATTACATCAATTTAAAATTTATTAAATTTACAGAAAAATAATTATGAGTTTTATTTACAAAGCATCGCCTCTTGGAGAGTTAGCAGATTTTGATGAAAAATCTTCTATTGTAAAGGGTTATGGCAGTTATTTTAATAATAAAGATGCCGACAATGATATAATCTTAAGAGGTGCTTATCAGAAAACAATTCAAGAAAATGGCAATAGGGTTAAATACCTATATCAGCATAATATGATGCAACCTATCGGAAAAATGAAAGAATTATATGAAGATGAAAAAGGTTTAATGTTTGTTGCTGAAGTGCCGAAAACACAACTTGGTAAAGATGTGATTGAATTAATGAAAGCCGGAGTAATAACTGAAAATAGTGTAGGAATATTACCTATTGTAAAACAAGACAAAGGCGACTACAGAGAATTAAAAGAAGTTAAGTTGTTTGAAATCTCAGCAGTTACATTAGCTGCTAATGATCAAGCAAAGATAATGGACGTTAAAGGATCTAAAAATATTGAAGATGTTTACAAAAGATATGACAACCTTTGTAAATTAATTCGTAAAGGCAATATCTCAGATGAAATGGGATATGCAATAGAAAGTGAAATATACAAACTTAAATCTTTGTTTGTAGATGCTACTCAGCCAGTTGAAGAAACTACTGAGCCAGTTGAACAAAAATCGCAGTTTGATGTTTATAAATATTTGTTAAATAATTTAAAATAATTCATTCAAAATGGACGAAAATGTTAAAAACCAGCTGGATCAATTAGGAAACATCATAGATGAGAAAATTGAGAAAGCAAATGGTCAAGCGTTAGAAAACGCTAAGGGTGAGATTGATACAGTCTTAAAAAGCGAAATCAATAATCTTACAACAAAATTTAATGAGAGAATGGATGAAATCGAAGTAAATAATAAAAAGAACTTTGATTCATTAATCTCTAAAAAAGAAGATAAGTCATTCAAAGGTGGCTTAATTAAATCTATTAATGATGGTGTACTTGAGTCATTTAAAAGTGGTAACTCGAGAGCAGCTAGATTCGAATTAAAAGCAGACATGACAATGAATGCTGATTTTTCTGGTGAAGTTGTACCAGCAGATAGAGTTCCAGGTTACAAATACGATCCAAGTAGAGCGGTACACATTAGAAGTTTAATTCCACAAGGTTCAACTACTAGTGATGTCGTAAGGTTTGTAAAAGAGTCTGGATATAGTGATGGATCTGGAAATGTTGCTGAAGGTGCAACACTTTCACAGTCAGATTTTGATATGGCGGCAGATAACAACACTGTAGAGAAAATCGGAGCATATTTGAGAATATCAGAAGAAATGTTAGCTGATACGCCTCAATTAACTTCTTACATCTCTGCAAGAGTTCCTGCTAAACTTTTATCGAAAGAAGATGACCAAATTTTAAATGGTAATGGTACTTCTCCAAACTTATCAGGTATTACAGTTGATGCTGCTGATTTTGATGAGTCTGCAAGTGCTGCTTTCTATCAGTCAATCAATAATGCAAATGAATTTGATGTTATTGTTGCTGCACTTAACCAATTAGCGTTAAGCGAGTATCAAGCATCTCAAATCATTTTACATCCAACTGACTTCCACAAAATACTATTATTAAAAGATAGTCAGTCAAGATACTTGAAAGACCAAGTATATGCAGGTTTACAACCTACATTTATGGGCGTACCTGTTGTTACTAACACAGCTATGACTGCTGGATCTTTCTTACTAGGAAACTTCAATCAAGGAACACAACTTTGGATTAGAGATAATGTCTCTGTTGAGTTCTTTAGAGAGGACGGTACCAATGTAAGAGATGGATTCGTAACTGTAAGATGTGTTGAGAGAGTGGCTCTTACAAATTATCTGCCTAATGCATTTGTATATGGTGATAGTTTTGCTGATGCTAAGACAAGTTTAGAGACTCCGTAATAGGATAATTTAAACAAGTTTAATAAATAAGGGGAATTAATTTTCCCCTTTTTTTATGGAGTAGTATAAAAAAAATACTTTAAAATTTAAAAAATATTTTGTATTAATGAAAAATAGTTATAACTTGCGAGTAAATAACTATTAAAAATTATAAAAATGAAAAATTTTATTAAAGACATGGACAGAGAGCATAGAGAGTTTGAATCAACCCCTTTTGCTATGTTCTTCGAACTAGAATCAAGCGACTTTGGTCATATACAAAGAGATAGAAGAAGTTTATCAAGTGACTTAGAATGGTCAGTTTTTTTTAACTCAAGATGTGTGCATATTTCTAAAGGATTAGATTCAGCAGTCAAGAAACTAGAAAATTTAGGTGTAACTAGAGAAGATTTATTTTTTTAACTATGAAAGATACTCACAAAAGAATTATTAGTTATAATGGCAACTCATTTTATGTTGAGTTCGATTATACGCCAAGAGAAGAAGAAACTAACTATGGTCCACACGCTGACATTTACAAGGTATTTTACAATGAAGTTGATGTTACTGACATTATGCATCATGATGATCTATATGACATGGAAAACCTTATTGTAGATGAGTTTGCTGAGGACTTTTATTATCTATCTAAAAATTGTTAAAATGGCAGCAAAAGAAACATTATTACACACAATTAAGGTAAACAGAAGACTTAGAAAATTAGAAGAAAGTCAGAAACCTATGCACCCAGCATTAAAATCTAACTGGGAGTTATTAACAAGAGATCAGCAGTCAGATGCTTTATTCAAATGGAAAATCAGCGTAAAGAAATAATAGATGATTACGACTTCTTTGTCAATGCTTGTATAGGGCAAG